GCATGATACATGATCGCGTCTATTGGATCGTATGGGCGGAGGGCGGCCGCTCGCCCACTGTCAAGCACGTCAACTTCGCTTCAGCGAGGGCCGAGGCCCAGAGGCTCGCCCGCCACAACCCCGGCATCACGTTCGCCGTGTTGGCGTCCGTCGTCAGCTACCAGCGGAACGATCTGCGTGAGACGAGCTACGACCTCGCCGAAGCGCACGACGAGCTGCTGAACGGGGAAATCCCGTTCTGATGAACCGCAGCAACTTCCCCTGGCCAGCCGCCTTCGCCCTCGCTGTCGCCGCACTGGCGCTGACGTGCGCGGTGTCTCGGGCAGAGCGGCCGACACCCTTCCAGAAAGTGAGTGTGCATTATGGTTCATGACGTTGCTCACCGCGATCCTGCGGCGCGAGGGACCACACCCTCGCGCCCCGAGAGGCGCCAAGCCATCGAAGCCGCAGCCCTCAAGATCGCCACAGAGATCGCAAGCGATTGGGGCGATGACAGCCCGGAGATGACGGCGGAGAAGATCGCCCCCGACATCGCCGCGAACCTGCTCAACGTGTGGGACGGATACGAGTTCGCCAAGTGGCTGGAAAGCTACAAGCACTGGATGGGCGTCGATGCGCGCTTGGTCGAAATCCTCGACGGCGCGCCCGCAATCCTTTCGTCCGAACACAGAGCGCTTGAGCGCGCATGGGTCGCCGAAAACGCCGTTGCCTGTCCGTTCAAGCTCGGCCAACTCGTCCGCACAAACCGGGGTGATGGCGTTGTCGTTGAGACACCCGACTACTCGCTAGCGGAAGGTAAGGTCCACGTCCGCACGCCGGACCAACCCAGCAACGCCGCCTGCCTAATCAACTTCGAAGACGCGGTTCTTCTCGGGGATGGCGACGCGAAGCTGTCGTCCACGACGGGCGACGGCCCTACGCGCAACATGAACACAGAGCCTTCGCCATGACCGCGACCACCAAGACCCGGCCGACGACTGGCTACGTCATCGCCCTCACCGGCCACGAGTACCAAACGGCCGAAGCCGCGATCAGCGCCGCCTCTGGCCTGGTGGATCACTACGGCCCGGTGACGGTGGAAGAGCGTCAGCTCCTCCGTGCACCCGACAGCGGCAACTACACCTGGAAGACGACCCGCCGAGCGCTGGTGAGCGCGGACGGGGTGAAGTGGGAGGAACGGCTTTGACCGAGCATCCGAGACTCTTGCTCTGCCGCGCCCGCGAGGCTGGCTACTTCGTGGCGGATGTCGGCCTGATGGCCATGCGCTTCGAGGGGAGGGCCCCGGATATCGTGTTCGCCGGCACCCGCGCTGAGTGTCTCAGCTTCATCGATGCGCGCTTCTCCCGGCACGAGAACGCGCTGCTGAGCCCGCAACAATGACCGCCGCCCTCGCCCGCCACCCGCGCGCTCCAGCCGCGAAAGGAACCCTGCAGTGAGCATCTCGATATTGAGAGGCGTTCCGGCGCCGCCAGCGCTGGAGCCCATCTCCGACCGCATCCAGCGCCTCCAGGCCGAAGCCGCAGACCTCGCCCGCGATCACGTCGCCGCCTTCGTTGCAGCGCTTCAGACGGCCGCCCGGCTGGGCGCCGAGATCGCCGACGGCGGCGAGCTGTATCCCGTCGGCGCTCGCGAACTGGGCCGCAAGCGCGCCGAGAGCCTGGGGAAAGACGCGCTCACGCTGCGCGCCATCGCGGATCGCGGGCCGTGACCGCCGGCCGCGCTGAAGCTGCAGGACATGAGAGACCGGAGGACCGGAAGATGAACGCCGTAACGAAGCACGAACAGCAGAGCGCCGAGATCGTCTCGGCGAACAGCCCCGAGACCATCATGGCCGTGGTCGCCCGCGCGGCCAGCGATCCGAACACGGACGTCGACAAGCTGGAGCGGCTGATGGCGATGGCCGAGCGGCTGTCGGCGCGTCAGGCAGAGACCGCATTCAACGACGCCATGAACGCGGCGCAGACCGAAATGCGCGCCATCGCCAAGGACGCCTCCGGCGACAAGGGCAAGTATGCCAGCTTCGTCGCCTTGGACAAGGCGGCGCGTCCGATCTATTCCAGCCACGGCTTCGCGCTCAGCTTCGACACCGGCGAGGGCGCGCCCCCCGAGCACGTCCGGCTGCTCTGCTACGTCTCGCACCGGAACGGCCACACTCGCACCTATCACGCCGACATGCCCGCCGACGGCAAGGGCGCCAAAGGCAACGACGTGATGACCAAGACGCACGCCACCGGCGCAGCGCTGACGTATGGCCAGCGCTATCTCTTCCGGCTGATCTTCAATCTGGCGGTCGGCGAGGACAACGACGGCAACATCCACGAAGCGTCGAACGAAGAACTCGACTTCATCGCCGAGATCAACGACGCGGCCAACCTCGCCGACCTGAAGGCGTGGAAGGCGAAGAACGGCCCCGCCGCCGAGAAGTATCCTCGCGTGGTCCGCGCCTGCAACGACCGTGCGGCTCGCTTGAAGGCGCAGGCCCAGGCCGACGACTTTCCGGGCGACCGTCGATGATCCAGATCCACAACGTCGAGCAGGGCAGCGAGGAATGGCTACGGCTCCGCGCTGGGCGCCCGACCGCCAGCATGTTCGCTACGGTGCTCGCCAGGGGCAAGGACGGTGGCGCCAGCCTCACTCGCAAGACCTACCTCTACAGGCTGGCCGGCGAAATCCTGACTGGCGATGTCTATGAGGGATATCGCAACGCGGACATGGACCGCGGCCACGATATGGAGCCCGCGGCCCGCGACCTCTACGCCTTCATGCACGACGCCGATCCCGAGCTTGTCGGCCTCATCACCAACCATGGCGCCGGGGCCAGCCCCGATTCCCTCGTCGGGGATAATGGGCTGCTGGAGATCAAGACCAAGCAGCCGGATCGCCTCATCGAGGCGCTGCTTCGCGACGGCATCCCGCCCGAGCACAAGGCGCAATGCCAGGGACAGCTCTGGATCGCCGAGCGTGAATGGCTCGATCTCGCGATCTACTGGCCCAAGCTGCCGCTGATCGTGCGCCGAGTCTATCGTGACGAGCCCTATATCCGCGATCTCGCGTCAGCCGTCTCCGCCTTCAACGCCGAACTGGCGCAGACCGTCGAGCGCGTGAAGGCCGCGCACTTGGCGCCGCGGAGCGTCGCGGCATGATCCCCGGCCCGCTCGTCTGGAAATGGGACGCGGATACCCTCGCGATGCGTCCGCTCAGCAGCTACTTCGCCCGCGAGGCCGCGCGTCGGTACGAGGCGAACGCGACCTACGCGCTGGATGAGACGCACACGCGCTCCAAGAAGTCCCACGATCATTACTTCGTCTTGGTCGACGAAATATTCGACAACCTGCCGGAGCGCGAAGCTGGCCGCTGGGCGACTGCCGACCACATGCGCCGCTGGGCGCTGATCAAGGCTGGCTATCACCACCACGACGAGTTCGTGTGCGCCAACAAGGCCGAAGCGCCGCGCTTGGCGGCCTTCCTGCGACAGATCGATGAGTACGCGGTCATTGTGGTCACAGACGCAGTGGTGACGCGCTACACGGCCAAATCGCAGAACTACAAGGCCATGGGCCGCGCCGACTTCCAAGCCAGCAAAGACGCGGTTCTTGCCATCCTGAGCGGCCTTATCGGCGTCTCCCCTTCCCAGCTTCACCCATCATCCCGCAGCCAGTCGCCCAACAAGCGCGCCGAGTCTGCGGCCTCACAGGGAGGGCGGCGCAAAGCTGCGGTGGAGGCGTGAGCGACCTCAGCGACTACGACGACTACGAAGGCGAAGGCTCCGAGTGCTGGGATTGCGGCGGCGAAGGCGGCTATCCACGCTGCCAGGAAGACAGCTGCCCGCACATCTATGGCGAGGAAGGCTGCGACGATCCGGCGTGCTGGCGGCGCTGCCCGACCTGTCGCGGGAAGGGCGCGCTGTGAGCGGACTCACTGGCGTTACCGAAACGCTGACTGCCAAGCACCACGACCCGCATCTTGGCGAGGGGCTGCACGAGCACGTCTGGACAGTGACGGCATACTGATGAAACAACTACGACAGGCTTATCGCCATAGCGATTGAGGCGCCCAAATACCGCGTCGAGCGCGAGGAGAACGTCGCTCACGAGTCCTGGCGCATCGTGTGGCTAGGCGCCGGGCAGGTTTGGCCCGGCTACCGGAAAGCCAAGCACGCGACCGAGGCGGCGCGCCGCTGTGTGTTCCGCAACGACTATCCGGGAGCCAGATGACGATGCCTGACGCCCTCCATCGCCAGAAGGACATCCGATGGCCGAACCGACACGTATCCAGCTCAAGCGT